TCTCAACAAACAGTTGGTCGAGCGTCTGTGGCAGTTGAACGGTCTGAGCTATGATGACATGCCAACTATTGTCGCTGGTGATGTTGCTCCGCATGATCTTCGTGAGATTGCTTCCTTCCTCCGTAATCTCAACGGTGCTGGCATTGATGTGTCGTCTCACCCAGAGGTTATCAGTGACCTTATGGACATTGCTGAGTTGGACTATGATCCTGATGTTAAACCTACGGATACTGAGGAAGAGGAATAATGGCAACTCTATCTAACGCTGTCTTTGACAACGGTCTCTCGACACTCACGACGAATGGCACTCGTATCGACATCTGCTCTACTGAGCCAACAACTTACGCTGAAGCAACCTCCACTCACACTTTGGGTAATGAGACCGTTAGCGTAGGTTCTCCTGCTGATCGTACTGGTGGTGGTCGTGAGGTAACTGTAGGTGCTGTCTCTGATGCTACTGTGACTGGTTCTGGTACAGCTTCCTTCTATGCCATTACAAACAGTTCGGACACTCTCTACGTTACTGGCGACCTAACTACAGCCCAAGTTGTAGTAACAGGGAACTCATTTTCACTGGGGTCATTTACTATTGGTATCCCCGACCCAGCATAAGGGGTTTGGGCTATGTCTAGCAGAATACTTCAACAGGACAGCAGCTTACTCCTAACCCAAGCCAGCGAACCCCTCGTTAATGAAAACTTCATTGCTACCAACAGTATTTCTACTGGGTCACCTTCGGTAAGCTCTACTGGCATAAGTCAGGTTCATAGCCTCACAGTTACCTCTGTAAGCACCGAAGCCCCAGAGTTAGGTGATCCCACACTAACGCAAGTCTACAACCTTTCCCCGTCAGACATAACTAATCGTCGCCCTGTCGTTGATGACGCTAGTGATCCCAATGCAATAATCGCACAAGAGATTAAGGAAATAGAGCAAATGTTCGGAGGTTGGCCTAGACGAGCTTATGAAGTCCCTGATGGTAGACTTGTACAAGCTGAACGTGAGATTGAATCTACCTTTGGCGATAGGGTTTCTATTGACCGTAAGGCTAAGTCTCTTATCAAGTTTGGCCGTTCCGCAGAGTTAGGGACAATAGGTTTAGAGACTGTATGGACAGTAGGTGGAAACGAAACTTACGTCTCAGCCAACACTATTTCTCACATCTCTTCCTCTTCCGCTTTAGACACACAAGAGATTTACGTTGAGGGACACACTGTAGATAGTGGAGAGTTTACCTTCGTTACCCAGACAGCGACCCTCAGCGGCAACACTAAGGTCTCTCTAAGCACTCCCCTCGCAAGGGTCTCTCGTATATCCAACAATGATAGTACAGAGGTTGCTGGACGAGTTGTCGTTTACGAGGACACTACTGTTTCTGGCGGTGTACCAACAGACGAAACTAAAATACACATCGACTTGGTAGACGGGCATCAGCAGTCCTTCAAAGCTGCAACTACACTCAGCAACGAGGACTATTATGTGATGACAGGGTTCTACGGCGCTGTGAGTGCTAAACAGAGTGCTGCGGTAGACTTCTATGTTGAGATACGAAACCCCAACGGTGTGTTTTTACCCAAGGCTTGTTTTACTGCTTCCTCTTCTGGTGGGAACTCTGACGTTAGCCTTGACCCTGCAATTATTGTCCCCAAGAACTCCGACATAAGGGTTCGTTGCGAGACTGGAACTAACAACGCTGTAGTTTTCGGTATCTTCAAGGGTTATTTAGCGAAAGTGATGTAATGTCAAAGACTGGCCTTAAGAATAAGATGGAAGCTCACAACAAGAAGTCTAAGCATAAGGTGACTATGCGGATGCTTCAAGCTGTGTATAACCGTGGTGTTGGTGCTTACAAGACTAACCCCTCTAGCGTCCGTCCTAACGTAAAGTCTCCTGAGCAATGGGCTATGGCTCGTGTCAACAGTTTCCTCAAGATCGTAAGCGGTTCTAAGAAGCCTAACCACGACAAAGACCTGTTGCCTGCGTCTCACCCATCGTCAACTAAGAAGTCTGTCGCTAAGGCACAATACGCCAATGACATCTTTACTACAGAGATGGAAGCAGTCTCCCGTAGCATGGACATGGGCCTTGAAGGCAAGGTTCACGTACACGACTATGACGGTCAGGCTGTTTATATGCCAGCAGAGAGCCATGAAGCCTACCTAGAGTATTATGAACAGGGTGAGGCCACGGAAGAGGGAGAAAGCCCCTCAGTGGACCGTATAGAGGCTCTCAGGGCTATCGTAGCTGAGGTGCTAAAGGAAGACTTCACTAAAGCTGAGTATCAAGGTGAGAAAGTCACACTTAACAAGCCTCGTCGCATCAAAGGTGGCAACAAGAAGTTTGAAGTGTTTGTCATGGACGGTGACAAGGTTAAGCGAGTTACCTTCGGTGACCCTAACATGGAAATCCGTCGTGATGATCCAACAGCTCGTGCTAATTTCCGCTCCCGTCATTCATGCGACACTAAGAAAGACAAAACAAAGGCTGGCTACTGGTCATGCCGTATGTGGGAGGCAGATACTTCTGTGAGTGATATGACTAAGAGCATTGAAGGTAAAATCCTCAAGACTGACGACGAACAACGTATGGTCTATGGTTGGGCCTCAGTAGTAACCGAAAAGGGTGAAGCTGTAGTTGACCGCCAAGGGGATGTTATCGAAGCTGACACTCTTGTGAAGGCTGTAAACGAATTTATGGAGCATGTGCGGGTCGGCAAGGCCATGCACGTTGGAGATCAGGTTGGCGTAGTTGTCCACTCTCTTCCTATCACTAAAGAAATTGGTGATGCTCTTGGTATCCAGTCTGATCGTGAAGGGTGGGTTGTCGCTTACAAAGTATTCGATGATACCGTCTGGGATATGGTCAAATCTGGTGAACTCGCTGCGTTCTCTATAGGTGGACGTGCTATTAAGGAGGAAATCTAACTTGCCTAATCTCCTGAAAAACTTGCACCTTGAAGAACTTTCCCTTGTGGATCGTCCAGCCAATGCACAAGCAATGGTTTCCCTCTTCAAGCGTGACAATTCCGAAGAGGAAATTACGAAAATGAATGAAGATATGGAAGCCAAAGTAAAGGCGTACATGGATGACAAAGGCTGTGGACGTGGCGAAGCTATGAAAGCTCTCGGTTACGACATGGAAAAAGCTGACGAAGCTGTTGAAGAGGTCGCTGAGAAGTCTGACCTTGAGGCTGTAGAAGCTCCCGAAGTTGATGTTGAAGCACTTAAGGCTGATGTTGATCGTCTTACTGCTGAAAACCAACACCTCCGCAAAGGTCTGATTGACAACGGTTACGTTATTCGTGCTGACTCAATTGAGAAGAAAGCGGAAGAAGAAATGATGGACATCGACGGTGAGATGGTAGCTAAGAGCGACATCCCAGCCCCAGTCCTGAAAGCACTTGAAGCTGCTGCTGTAGCCAAGC